AGCACCTTGGGGAAAGAAGTAGTCTTCGTTGATTGATAGAGGATTGTAACTGCTATCCATCATGTTTTGTCCGCCACCTGTGATGGTAGGGATTCTACGTTGATGCATTTCGTTTTTCACACGTTCCACAAACTGCATGGCCAAGTGGCTGGGCATGTTGCCCACGTCAATTTTAAAAATTCTGCGCTCAGGAGCACGGCTCACACGATAGATAAGAATAGCGTCTTCCAGCAGTTCTTTCTGTTTGTAAACCTTGTAAATTTGTTCTAGGATACTGCGTCCAAACGGCCAAAATACGTCTAATCCTTCGTTCAGGCTGCAATGCACCACATGTTTGGCATCCAGGGTGGCTTCGTTCATGGCATGCATGAATCTGCTGTTGCCCACACCGCCTCCGGCACCGCCGTTGGGCATGGTATAGTTTGATGATCCTGATATGGTGCCTGTTACAGGGTTGGTCATGTAGTCTGTGGTGGTCTTGGCTGCCACAGTCATGTTCTGGAAGTTGGGGTTGATATCACGAATCACATACTGCTCAGGTCTCTTGCCTTCTGATTCGTTCACAATCACACGCATGACCTTGCTCATGTCCACCCACATCATTTCAAAGTTTTCTGGATCACGAACAAAAATTTGATCACCGTACTTGATGGTATTGCGGAACAGTTTGAATATGCGCTGATCCAGTTTGTTTAGTTTGACCCACTGTTGCAGTTGTTTCTTGATGATACCAATCTCGTGATCAGTAGGCTTGTCGTTGTACTTGACGTCAAACGGTGTGCCGTTTGTTTCGTTCATTTGGGTGGAAAACTCAGCAATGATGTCCAAACAGGCATTGACTTCCGAGTCCATGTCCATGTTCTCATACTGATTGTAACGTTCCACACGATTAGGGTGACCTGAGTAAACTTCTGGCAGTCGGCTGGCATAGTTGCGAAACACAAAGTCTGCTTGTGCCGAAGCATTGCTGCCGTCGTTGCGAGGATAATTTGGCAAGCCAAATTGATTCTTGCCCGAGATTGGGCTCATCACGCCTGAATTGTCTGCGACTTTGAAGTACTTGCGCCACGAACCTTGTTGTTTATCTGCCATAGTTGTTTATTTACCGTGATTACTGTTGCACACGCAGGATCTTGTTTGAGATATCGTTGTTGGTTTTTTGTGCTCGAACCAGCTCGTCCAGCTTGTCAACCGACTGTGCCATTACACCTGCCAGGCTGCCAAATGCTTTCATGAGTTCATTAATAGGAGTAATTTCGGCAGGACCAGTGATTAACTCTGGTTTGCCTGCTTCGCCTGCAATACCCAATTGCCCAGCACCCAGGGTACCACCGTCTGCAAAGGTTGGCAACTGAGCATGGAAGTGACCGCCAGTTGACTTGGCAGTAGGACTGTTGTATTCGTCAATGGCCACACTAGCACCCATGGATTTGAGCCATGATGTAATGGCTTTTCCATCCTCAATACTGGGAGGCCGTGCCACTGTAAAATCTAATGCAATACCTTCTGTATGCTTGCTTGAAGGAGCTTTTTCGTTGTGAAACTTGTCATTGAAACTGCTGAAATATCCAAATCCAGGAACGCCTCCTTGAATCGCCTTGGCCAATTCTATCAGTTTGGGACTGATTTTAGCGTTGTCCGCTTGCACATCGCCGGCTTTGATGTTTAGTCCAAGTTTTTTTAGATCATCTTGACTGGCAATTTGCAAGCCTTGGCCACCACCCATGCTGGGCATGCTAGGTGCTGACGGCATTTGTAACCCTGACCCACCACCCATGCCGGGTGCTGACGGCATTTGTAATCCTGACCCACCACCCATAGCACGTTGCATTGTGATACTTTTACGCAGGCTAGCCGCCGCATCTTTGCCCATGGATTTTTCCATGTCATCCAGCATTTTTTCCAGTTGATCTTTTTGTTCTTCGAGTAATTCAACTTCGTCAATGGCCAACTCAGTTTTGAGTTTGCGCAGACGATCTTGTAGTCGACTTGCATCCTGTGTCTTTTTCAAGTCTACATCTGTGAGTTTGGCCAAGGTAGCAGTGTCATCCGCAATCTCTTTGGCTGCTCGTTCAATAACTTCAATTCTGTTGTTGGCTGCAGCAGTGATACCAGAAATTTGATTAGTCGGAACAATTTCGCCTGCCACATTGGGTCTAAAGTATTCTTCACCACGCTCGCCCACTTTGTACAACTTGCCAGCATCAACTGGGCCACCTGCGGCTCTGGCACCGGCAACTGGTGGGCCACCTTGTCCTGTCCCTGCAACTGCATCATAGGCCATGCCTGCACCTGCTTTACCAAGTGTGCCGCCGCCGACACCTCCTACCAAAGATCCAAGCAAGCCACCAATAGCAGCACCAGGCACTGCGCCAACACCGCCAAACAATGATCCAATCATGCCGCCTAACTTGAGTCCAGCAAGACCTCCAGCAATTGCACCGCTAGCTTGGCCAACATCTTCCACAGTTCCTTTGGTTGTCTTTCTACCACCTGGTGTCAGTTCATCTAGTGCCTTGGCACCAGCTTCAGTTTTTTTAGCAAGTATTGTCATTGCTTCCTGCGCTGGTGTAATACCTTTGGATATGAAATCTTCTACGGCTTTTGTGGCAAGACGTTCAGCTTCAATCAATTTGGCTTGATTTTCTACCAGTTGGTCAGAGGCTGCTTTGCCTGTGGCCCCTTGAGCTTCTTGTTGTTCTTTTGCTTTCTTTAAGGATGCTTCTACACCTTGCGCGGCAATGTTCATTGCATTCAATTGTGTATGTGCCGCCATAAAGGTATCAGCACCTGCACCCATCGTGGCGTATTCTGCTGACACTCGTGCGCCTGTGTCAGCCATGCCTTTGAACACTCGGTCAGCCAATTGTTCCTGAGTGATCTGTTTGTCTTTGAATGCTTGAATGTCTTTGAGTGCATTGGGCGCATTCATCAATAACTTTTCACCCTCAGGAGTGATGTATCCAGTCATCAGTGAACGCACAGCTTTGGCAACGTCCTGGTCCAGCGATCCCATCATCTGGCTCATGCTGGTCAAACGTTTGATCTCAGCTTCATCACCTTTGGCTCTCAACTTCATGAGCATACCAGCATACTGTTCTTCTGCTCTGGCTGTTTCTTCACGCTTTTCAGCTTCTTTTCTACTGGTACCTGTAATTTTGGTCAGTGCGTCTTGTTCAACAAGATATTTTCGCGCACCTTCGGCCAGTTGATCCACAGTCTTTCCCTGTGCTGTGCCAATGCGTGTTTGCATTCTCAGATATGCAGCTTGCCCTTCAGCTAACTCTTTGGGCATGAGTCCCATCTTGAGCATGGCTTCGCGAGCAGGTTCCATGGCCTGACCCATGTTTTCCAGTGCTTGACGACCATCGGCTACTGTTCCACCAAGTTGAGCCAATTCTCTGCTGTTTTCTGATACTATCTGAACATAGTCGCTCAGTTCATTCATGGACAGGCCAAGTTTTTGTGCGCCGTTTTTGACTCCAGTCATGCCATCAGCAGCAGCAGCACCAACTTCGGCCAGGCCTGCATAGCCTTTGTACAACTTGTCTGCCATTTCATTGGCAGATTTAGCATAGTCAACAACAGCTTTGGTTACCAAAACAAAGCCAGCAACCAGCGGACCAATCACTGGCACCATCAACGACAAGGCCACACCAGCCGCTGTTACGGCTGTGCTCAGCCCGTCCAGTGTTGAATTAAATGCGGCGGCACCTTTTTTGCCTTCCAGCATGGCTTTTCCAGCAGACATTCCAGCAGATGCCAGTGCTGTGATTGCTTCTGCGCCTTTGGCTGTGCCAGCAGTAAAGTTTTGTATACCATACTTGGCCTTCATTTCCGCATCCGTGCGGGCGTCCATAGTTGCCTGTGAAACTCTGGAATTTGCGGCCAGCTCTTCGTTGACTCTTCTCAACGTTTCGGCTAGTTCTGCTGCGGCTCTTTCTGCGTCTGTCATTTTTGTGCCTATAAGTATAGGTATATTTATAGGTGATTTATGCCCCAAACTACGAACCCGCTCAAACAATTTTTTAGACAACCGTCAATCTATCTCAGATTGCCGTCATTGGGACAATACTGGGATCAAACTGCGCTTGATCTGCCTGCAAACAAAGAATTGCCAGTTTATCCCATGACTGCCATTGACGAAATCACATATCGCACACCTGATGCACTGTTCAACGGCCAGGCTGTGGTAAACGTGATTCAAAGTTGCATTCCTACCATACGTGATGCTTGGAATACCCCAGGCACTGATTTGAATGCAATTTTAGTGGCCATTAGAATTGCCAGCTACGGTCATGAAATGGAGATGACCATCAAGTGTCCCAAATGCGAAACCGAAAGCGAATTTGTTTTGGATTTGAGAAGTGTACTGGACCGGCTATCAAGTCCTGATTACAGCAAAGCAATCAAACAAGGTGACTTGGAAATCACATTCACACCAATTGCGTATCGTCATC